TCTACGGAGAAATCTCTTTTGTTACGACTGATTCTGACGAAAACAACTACGGAACCAAAGCTGGTCTTAAGTGGGCCTTCTAGATGGACCTTTTGTACGTACTCTTCCTAGTACTATTACTAGGATTTGGTATGGAAATGACGTGGTCAACAAAACGTCATTAACTCTTGGGCCTGCGGAACAGGTCCAATTTATAAACCTTTAATACATTAAACAAATGGCTTTCAATTCTAATGCTACAAATGGTGGAGTTATTTACTCACCACAAGGTTCAATCAATCAGGTTGTAACAGCTGATCATTCAATTGCATCTTCTGCAACCCTTGAAACAGTAACTGGACTAACCATCCCTCTTGGTAAATATGAGAGGGTAGCTTTTAAATACAAGATCTTCTATTCTTGTACTGCTAACGGTGACTTTAAGTACTTGGTAGATGTACCAGCTTCTGTTACACTATACCGTTGTACCAAAGGTGGAGCTGATCATGCAGGTACTGCACTAGCAGCTGCTCCTATCACTGCTGAAGGTAGTGCAATTACTATCGCTGTGACTGGTACTGAAGGTTTCCTTGACATCTCTGGTGTTCTAGAAAACGGATCAGCACTTGGTGAACTTAAGTTTACCTTTGCACAAGGTACTTCACATGCTGATGCTACATTAGTACGTAGAGGTTCTAACGTTGAATTCTATCGCTTCTAAATAGCATAGGGGAGAGAGCACCTCAGAGTCGGACTCTCTCCTCCTTGGCATTAGCCCGATACGTCGGATACCTTTTGCCGTCTAGACGGTGGGAAAGACCACAAACAATTTAACTTGAACGTTCGAGAGCTTGTAAACTATACAAACTTTCACAAACAATAATGGCTAATTTAACACAGTCAGTAGTAGGTACCCTAAATAAAGCGGCATCCTCAACTTCTGGCGCTGTTGCATATGATACTAAGTATGCAACCTACCTCAAGCTGTTCTCTGGCGAACTCTTCAAAGCCTATGAGTCAGCAACAATTGCTAAAGGAACTGTACAGACCCGTCAACTAAAGAACGGTAAGAGTCTACAGTTCATCTTCACAGGTCGCATGCAAGCGGCTTATCATACGCCTGGTGAACCGATCCTTGGATCCGGTGATCCCCCGGTAGCAGAGAAGACCATCGTGTGTGACGATTTGCTGATTTCTTCAGCCTTCGTTTATGACCTCGATGAGACTCTTGCTCACTACAGCCTTCGCTCTGAGATCTCCGCTAAGATCGGACATGCTCTTGCTGAAGCTTATGATAAGAAAGTCTTCCGTACGATTGCTCTAGCAGCACGTGAAGCACATCCTATCACAGCATCACCTGGCCCTGAGCCCGGTGGATCGATCATTAAGATTGGTGCTAACAACGAATATGATGCACAGAAACTAGTAGACGCCTTCTTTGAAGCTGCTTCTATCCTTGATGAAAAGAACCTGCCTAAGACTGGACGTACTGCAGTACTTGCACCACGTCAGTATTATGCCCTGGTCTCTCAAGTAGATACAAACATCCTTAACCGTGACTATGGCAACTCCCAAGGGAATCTGAACTCTGGTGAAGGACTGGTATCTATTGCTGGTATCAACATCGTACGCTCTAATAACCTTCCTTTCCAGGCTGGTACTATTAACGCACAATCTGGTGAGAACAATGATTACTCTGGTGCATTCGCAGACCACGCCGGTCTCATCTATCAGAAAGATGCTGCTGGTGTAGTTGAAGCTATTGGTCCTCAAGTACAGACCACTGGTTCAGACATCAAGACAATGTATCAGGGTGACTTGATCGTTGGACGTCTTGCCATGGGTTGTGGTACTTTGAACCCCGCTGGTGCTATTGAAATCCAAACCGCTTGAGGTTAACTATGTCAGTTAAACCAGGAACAGCAACAACTAGAACTATTCCAGCTGGCCAAGCAATTGGTGGGACTGGTTCAACAACCCAAGCAGCACCTACTCCAAAGGAGTATGGCAGGCAGGTACAGTCCGATGGATTGTCTGCTCGCGGTGATGCTAATACGTAATTAATTGAGGAGAACATATGGCAGTTTCAGTTGCCAAAGGAAACGCTGGTGTATGTACTACCGATGCTGTCCGTGATTCTGTGTCTCGCACAGAAGGCGGAGCAACTGGAGTACGTAGCTCACCTGTGACTTCCACTACAAAGAATCTACGCATCGCTTACGCTGCTGTAGAATGTAACGTACCTTGATGTACGACTATGGGAGACTTCGGTCTCCCTTTTTTATTTATAGATATTAAACTATGCCTTTTCCTACCACTAACGCTACAGAAGAATTACCAGCAGTCAACGAAATCCTGGCGTCAGTTGGTCAGGCGCCTGTAACTACCCTTGATCAAACCAACCCGGACGTTGCGATTGCATACAATACTTTACTACAAGTATCAAGAGAGATACAGGCTGAAGGTTGGACTTTTAACACAGAGATTGCTGTACCATTTACTCCCGATGGTACTACAGAAGAAGTAGATGTAGCTAACAACATACTACAATTAGACTTAACTAAAGATGCTGCTTACTACGATAAAGATCCAGTAATCAGAACTAAAACAGGATCTACCCAAAGAAAATTATATGACAAAAATAAGAACCCAAGAAGTGATGCTTGGAAATGGGGGACAGATGACATCAAATGTGATGTTGTTTATAACTTCGACTGGGTAGTATTACCTGTACCTATTCAAGATTACATTGTAGCCAGAGCAGCAACAATAGTATCTAGTAGGATTGTAGGTGATGGTGGACAGTACCAAATGTTACAACAAAAGGAAGCATACAACAGGGCTATGGCTTTAGAGTATGAATGTAATCAAGGTGATTATACTTTCTTTGGGCACCCTAAAGGTCAGAATAATTACAATGGTTTCCAACCTTATCACGCACTTTATAGATAATGGCAGCAGTCACTCAAGCAATCACCAACTACATTGGTGGTGTATCAAGACAATCAGATCAAAAGAAACTTCCTGGTCAGGTACGAGAGTGTCTCAATGCCTTACCTGATCCTACATTTGGATTGAGGAAAAGACCAGGAACAAAATTTATTAAACAGTTATTACCACACGGTGATGAAGGAGGTAGTACATTCACCTCCACTAATGCTAAATGGTTTTACATAGATAACACAGCAGATGGTGAGAAATATATAGGACATATAGATGGTCAAAATATTAGAGTATGGAATACTGAAGACGGTACTGCCTGTGATGTAGATGGTGTTACCTTTGATAGTTTAGCACCTCTAACAACATACTTAGGTGCAGGTAATAAAGAGTATGAATATGATATACTTACGGTTCAAGCTACTACACTTGTAACAAATAAAAAGAAAGTAATTGAACCTGAAGCTGCTCCTACCTATGTAGCTAATAAAGGTACTGTCTTTTTAACACAAGTTAAGTATAGTACCTCTTATGCAGTTACAGTTAAGATTGATAGTACACTTTATTCACCTACAGCACACGTAACTATTAACTCTACCAGTGAGACTACTAGTGATGTAGAGTTAACCAACACTGCTAAAAGTATCCTAACTGCTTTAAAGACTGCTATTGAAGCGAAGAATACTGGTGGAGGTTCTTGGCCTGGTACTATGACAGTGACTCAACTACCTTCATCTTTAGAACTTTCTTATGTACATAGTGATGGTAGTGCCAAAGCATTCACATTGAAGGCTATTGAAAATCAAGGTAACATAGCATTACTTGCTTACAACGAGCAAGTGTCAGACATTACTAAAATACCTGATCAATCAACAAATGGTAGAAAGGTTAAGGTTATGAATACCTTGGCTTCTGATGCTTCTTATTGGACTAAGTTTGTTGCTGACGATGGTACATCAGGTACTGGTTTCTGGGAAGAAGCAGTAGCACCTGACGTCTCAACTGGTTTGAAAGGTGAGACAATGCCTCATGAACTTGTCAATGTTGCTAAGAATGATTTCCACTTTCAACAGGCATTAACTACAGATGGTACACAATCAGCTTGGGCTGAACGTGTAGTAGGTGATGAATCAACTAATGCACATCCATCATTTATATACAAAGACTCAGCTGGTGCCTATGCTGGTAAGATACAACAAACATTCTTCCATAACAATAGACTTGGTTTCCTGACTGATGATAATGTATCAATGAGTCAAACCAATCAGTTTTATAATTTATACCATACATCAGCATTAACAGCTAGTGACTCAGATCCAATTGACCTCAACTGTACAAGTATTAGACCAGCAATCCTACACGGAGTTATCCCAACAGCTCAAGGTCTCATCTTATTTAGTAAGAATCAACAGTTTATTATGTTTTCAGATTCTGAAATTCTTACACCAGCATCAGCTATTATTCGTGGTATATCTAACTACGAAATGGATGATAAGATTGATCCAGTAGATGTAGGTACTAGAATTAACTTCATTAGTAAGACTCCTAGTTATACTAGAATATTCAGTGCAGCTACACGTGGTTCTGAAGAGAGTCCTATTGTAGATGACATAGGTAAGATTGTAGCAGAATGGATTCCAGCTGATATAGATAATGTTATCGCTAGTCCACAGAACTCTATGATTGCCTTGTATGGTAGGTCTAGTCCTGATATATACTTCCACAAAACCTACAGTGTAGGTGATAGGAATGTTATGCAGTCTTGGTTTAAATGGACTATGCCAGGTGATGTACAGTTTGTCACTATTGATAGTGATGTAATGTGGATCATTGTTAAGAGTGGATCAAATCATATACTATTAAAAGCTAACGTAAGTAAAGCAACAGACGAAGACGTTCTACAGACAACTGACGGTCAACAGATTAATCCTCACATGGATCTATATGTACCAGCTAGTTCTGTTAAATACAGAGAGGTTAAAACACTTGCAGTATCAGCAGGTGGTTCAGGGTATACAGGAATACCTACTGTAACTATATCAGCTCCGTCTGATCCTAATGGTGTAACTGCTACAGCTACTGCTACAATAGGTGGTGGTGCTGTAACTGGGTTTACTATTACTAATTCAGGTAGTGGTTATACAGCAGTACCATCAGTAACTATAAGTGGTGGTAGTGGTAGTAATGCTGCTGGTACAGCAACAATTGAAACATTTAATGGTTCAAAATGTTACTTACCATTTACAGACATAACAACACTTGATCCTGTTATACTTCTAAAAGGTACTTCAGGTTTTACTGTAAGTCCTAACCGTGATGAAAGTGAAGTAGCTTCTGACGCTGGTGGTACATATTTTAAAATACCTAAACTAGATTTCTCTGGTTCTGCTGCAGATGTGTACGTTGGTTATCAGTATACTTATGACATAGAACTACCCAAGACATACTTTAAACTTAACCCTGAAGGTACAATATACGACTACCCAGCATCACTAACTATAGCACGTATGAAGTTTGCTGTAGGTCTTTCTAGTGGTGTAGGTTTTAAGATGAAACGTAAAGGTTATATAGGACCAAAGGATACATTCACAGGAGATAGTACAAACGGTACTGACGGTACTGCTGTATTTAAAGTACCATTCCCACTTAAAAAAGAGAGTGGTGTATTAGTTAAAGTTAACGGTGATGAGAAAGTAGCAGGTACTCACTACAACTACACATCTACGGATGATCAAGGTACTGTAACTTTCACTTCAGGTAACGTACCATTAGGTGCTATAGCTGGAGGTACGTCAAACAACAACACAGCTACACCTGCTGAAAGTATAGAGATTACAACTGATACCTGGTATGATGTACAACCAGTACAAGATGCTAACCAATACTTAGCAAGTGATGTCCCTTTAACTGAACAAGCAGTATTCACTATACCCATACATCAGAAAACAGATAACTTCGACTTAAGAGTATTTAGTAACTCACCATTCCCTGTCTCACTTAATTCAATGATGTGGGAGGGTAACTATTCACCACGATTCTACAGAAGAACTTAAACAAATGACCACCCAAACAGAAAGAGACTACTACACTGGGTTAACAAAAGAAATCATTAAAGAAGCTGCAGGTAAGAATAAATTTGCTTATGATTACCTGTGGAAACTTATGTGTATATCACGTACAGTAGATGATATTTATGATATGGACCAAGAGATAACTAGAAGTCAGTTATTAGAAGCTATTGATTATTTATTAGTTGAACTACCTTATAACCCTTTCTTTATAAAATATAGAGACACTCTAACATCTCAACATGTATCAATGCATAACGCTTGGTTATCGTCTAATCTATGGAATAAAGGTGATGAAACATCTAAGGTTTATGCACATGTATGGAGAGACTACCACCATGAAGTTGTGCCACTAGTAGCTTTACTGACTCAAGGTCCGAAGAAAATGAGAGAAGTATCATTTAAAGTTAGACAAATGTTTAAAAAAAAATTAGGAGAATAAACTAACATGGATATCATGTTTAACATACATGGAGTATCTACAGAGACGTTACCTCCAGGTACACAACATCGATACACATTCAATAGATCTTTAATGGGTCTAGAAATGATGAGTGGCGGAGGAGGAGGAGGAGGAGGCTCCGATGGTCCCGACTGGGCTGAGGTTGCTGACCTCCAACATGAAGCCGCCACGAATCAAGATAACGATATCTGGGAAGCGGCTGGACGTGATTACAACCAAGGTGTTTTAATCAATCAGGCTAAACGTCACAACGAAGAAACTGCTGCACGATGGAAAGATAGGAGTGCCATAAGACAATGGGATTACCAAAGCCAGATGCAGGAGGCACAGTATAATGCACAAGTAAAGGCTTATAATAGGTCTGAACGATTCTACGAAGCTCAAATAGCGTATAATACAAAAGCAGCTGATATGGCTTACGAGCAAGAAGCTGCTGTAACAAAAGAACGTTACTTTGCATTAGCTTACCAAGGGGCAGCTCAAGAGTTAGCCACTGATATGAAGCGTGCAGAAAGTGGTATGAAGTTACAAGCTTCACGAGCTGAGAGTGCCTTCAAACTACAAGACTTAATGGTAAAACAGGTCCAAGGTGAAGGTAAAGTAAGAGCTAGAGGTAGAGTAGGTAGATCAGCGAATAAACAATATCAATCATTAGTTGCAGAAGCTGGACGTGCAACTGCACAGTTAAAGTCTCAACTGATGGCTAACGACCAGCAGTACAACCAAGCTAGATATGGTATAGAAGCTGAGAGATCTTTACAGAAGGAACAGTGGGAACAGTCTAAACTAAGTATCGGTGAAGCTTACACTAGAGCTACTAAAAAGATAGGTTTAGATGAATACGGAGCGAATCTAAAGGCAGACGCTAATAGAATGATGAAACCATCACCTCCTATACCTATACCAAGACCACTTGAAACACCTCGATCAGTTATTGTAGACTCAATGTTACCAGTAAGACAGCGTGCTCCAACATGGGGTTCTGGTATGGGACCAGGTCCTTCAGGTGGAGGAGGTGGTCAAATGTCAGGAGGTCAAATGGCTATGAGTGCATTAGCTACAGCTGGTAGTGTTATGGCTTCAATTCCAGGGCCAACTCAAGTACCAGGTGCAATAATGATGGGTGCAAGTATGATAGGTAGTGCCCTTTTCGGATAAAATTAAAACAATGACAAGTAAACTGTACGCAGAAAGTGCCCCACGGGGTTTCAAAGCATACCAAGTTGAAATACCAGTAGCTAAAGTACTGAATCGTATTCAAGAACAAGGTAAACAAAAAGTAGCCAGTATCGAAGCCGTAGCTAAGGCTGATAAAGAACGGAGTCGAGCATGGTTAGAAAGCAAGCTACACGCCGATAAAGTTACACTAGATAACATAAAAGAGAACTACCGCTTCTCTGAGAAAAACAAAGCAAGGATAGCGAAGGCTGAACAAAAAGAACTAGATAATAGAGTTCAGTCTGCACAGATTGAATACAAGCAAAATGCAAGTAGACCACCAGATAAAAATCTTTTAGAGAAGTTAGGACCAGCACTAGCTAAAGCTGTACCTCAGATTGTAGGGGCTGTACAAGCACACCAGGCAGGACTAGATAAGGCTGCCGGTGAAGCTGCCCAGGAAACGATGTATAAGTTAGATGCAACGTCTGCAGAATTAAACGATTGGCGTACCACATATGCAGCCTTACGTAATGATGAAGTAGCTCTTGAAGCCCACCTCAATACGATAAGAGGTGTGGCGACTGGGAAGGGTCATGTGATTACAGACGATGATATTGTAAGACTGTTAGAAGATGGTACAGGTGCGTACACAAGAGTTTCTAATGAAGTAGCTGCCACGAATGGCATGGACCAGCTGCATCAAACGATGCTTCAATGGTATAGTGAGGAAGGTCAGTTTATTAACGATCTCGATACGTACCAACAAAAAGTGGACGGTACTGTAACTGCTAGTCGTAATGAAACTTTTGGTGAAGATTACTTGTGGGGTATGCCTGCCTATATCAAGTATAGTCAGATAGCACCACAAGAAAAGAAAATAAAGGATCAACTGTACAAGCTCTTCCATTCTCGTCAAGATAAAAGAGCTCGAAAAATTGAAGACAACAGGCAACTGGGAACGTGGGATGTTCTATTCGCAAACACACCAAATCAAGCGAACTTAGAAAAAATATACACTGATAGAATAATAGCTAACAATGGTGATAGAACTGCTGCACACGAAGAGATGGCTGCTACATGGTTATTGCTTGCACGTGATGGACGTATGCAGGACGATGATATCGAAGCAATCTACACTATGCTTAGAAGAACATCTCTTAACCCCAAGTTAGGACTACCGAAAGCATCTGGTGGTGTAGAAAATGACATCACCAATAAATTAAAACATATTAAGAACGTTGCAATAAATTACTCACACCAGATTCTTAAAAGAGAGGAGCAAGCGATTGCGTTAAGTGGTAGACAGCTGACGCAACAAGTTGCCATTAAACTTGCTGAAGAGCCTAGTGCTGCTATGGCAGGACAAATTGAAAAAGACCTAACTGAATCAGGAATATGGCATCAGCTCCCGAAATCTCAACGAAGTGATATTGAGAGTATGCTTAGTGAAGCCAAGATACTTCCACAAGCTGATACAAGAAAACTTGAGAAGAAGTTAAAGATGCCAGGTCTTGACGCTTTAACGAAATCTAGAGCAAAGGCTTCTACTGATATCCTTGCCAGAGAAAAAACTGGTGGTGTACCACTGACTGAATTAGAATCAGGTGGGCTTTATTCAGACGGTGCTATCAGTCATTACCAGTACTTGTTAGAAACTGAGATACATAGGTTATATAGGGATAATCTAGAATATCAAAATAATCCACAAGAATCAATGGTGAGGCTTGTACAGGAGGCTGATAAAAATGTACAAGAAAGTAAAGCTGCAACAGCCTTGTTTGGTACTTTACAAGAAAATAAAAAAAGTCCTGGGCTCTGGGAATTCACTAGACCTGATGGAACAGTAGACCCTCTTACACATAACGAGGTAAAACGAAACCTAAGGAATAAAGAACTTGTTGACAATAATAGAACTGATAAATTATTTTTCGGTACGAGTAGTGATCGGGCCAGGATCGATACATTCGCTGCAGCATGGACTAAGAGTGGTGGAGCAGTAACTCAACAAGAGATCCTAGGATATGCTACTCAGATGCCTTACTTAGTAGAGGTAGCTAAGAAGCATAATATGCCACTAACTGAACTATTTAGGAACCAAATAAAAGTGCTATACCCAAACATAACAATACCAGAGTCAGTAATTACAACTACCGAAGAGATAAATCGTGCTGGAGCACATATACGAAGTTTCATAGATGGTACTAGTGGTGTCCAGACTCAAACGAAAGATTGGCTTGGAAGTGGTAAACCATATGGATATGCAAAAGGTGTTATGCCAGCTAGTCATACACCAGGAATGATACCTCAAGATGCACCATCTGGTGCTTGGCGTAATCTAGGTGCTAGTGGAACTTATGCTGATATTCTAAACTTTATTCAGAGTGTAGAAGCTGTTGGTGGTTATAATGTATTAAATACAGTAGGTGCTACACCAGGACTTGACCAGATGACAATAGCTGAAGCACATAGAGTAGCTATGAATTCTGCAGGATCTGGAGCTATGGGCGCTTACCAGCAGATGCCGGGATACTTATTTGATAGAGCAAGAGCGCTTGATCCCCCTTTGGATCCTTATACAGACCTCTTTAATAAAGAGAACCAAGAGAGACTAGCCATTCTACTGATTAACGGAAGTGGGTATAAAGCTTGGATGAACGGTCAATTACCTACAAGTACTTTCGCTAATAAATTAGCAGGTCAATGGCGTGGTTTACCAGCTGGTTCACATAATAAAACCTATCAAGATCAATATGCAAGTGGCAATGCAGCTGGAGAAACATGGGATAGATTTATTCAAATGTTAGAAGCACATAAACGTATGAGGAGTCAAGCACCTGGGTACCCATATATGCCTAGTAACCCACAACTTAAATCACAAAGAGGTAGGGTGATATGACATATACACCATTTCAAGCAGCTATTGATGAACTAGCAGTAGAAGATGAGATGCGGAGGGATGAAGAACTATCCCTACATACACCTTCAGAAGTAGATAAAGCTGGTCCTGACTTTGTACCTGGTGCATCAGAAGCAGCTGAAGAAGCTTTAAAGATACCTAGAGCTGCAAGTCTTATATCAGATGATCCTAACTTTCTACAGTGGGTAGAAAGTCAAGGATTGACTGAAGAAGACTTAATCAATATGGCTGAAGAACGGAAGAATGCAAACCTACTTAACACTGGTATCACTGGATATGAGACACCGTTCTCTGGTCTAGAAGGTGTTAAAGAAGCAACTATGCCTGTTACACAAGGTTTAGTTGATACAGGTTTGGGTGCAGCGTCTTTAATTACTGGTGGTATCACCGATCCAATTAAAGACTTCTGGCACGATAAGAACCCTCAATCAGATAATGCTGTATCACACACAGTAAGGAAACTATCTGGTGTTGTGTTACCTTCTATAATGGCACCACAAGTTGTCTTACCTGCACTTGCTAACTCACCTTGGGCAATGGGACTACCTGCTGCTGTTAAAACCACAGGTGCTATTGCAGCACGTCTAGGTCTTGACACAGGTATTGTTGCATCCTCTACGTCTGCTGATGATGAGAACGCAGCTAAGGCATTGAATGATACTTTTGGTTGGAGTCTACCTTGGGCTACAAGAGAAGGTGCTGGTCCCGACGAAAGAAGGTGGTATAACCTAATGGAAAACTTAGGTATGGCTGGTGCTGTTGAATTAGTACAAGGTGCTTTCTCATTGAGGACTATCCTGAAGAACAGACATGCAGATAGATTTATTGATAAACAGTCATGGTTACATAACTTTGACTTGAATAGAAGTGAGCTACACAGTGGTCAAGTTGCACCAGGTTCTATGGTTGAATGGGATCCTGGACTTGTAGCAATACCACAGACAGAAGAAGCTGTTGAAGGTTTAATTAGGAATGCTGATCAAATTACACAAGAGACAGTAAGTCCTGCTATTAAAGAGATTGATGATCAAATTGAACAACTAGGCCTACTCGATGAACTAGGTGAAGCAGAAGAACTACGGTTAGCTGAACTAGTTGCAGAACGAGCTAAGGTTGAAGTTGATGAGATGGCATTCGATCCACTTACTAAGAACCTAGATGAAGCAGCTAAAGCAAGAGAGAATGGTTTACTAACTGAAGCTACAGAAAGAGTACAGACTAATCAAGGTGAATACGATCCAATTATCCATGATCCTGCAGAAGCACAAGCACGTGCCCAATCTGGAAATGGTCCCGCAGATACCCTAGGAGCTATGGTAGATCATCATAGGATACTGAATGACATGAACACCACTAATGGACGAGCCAGAGCCGCTCTGCCTACCTCTGGTTTGAGGAAACTAGTAAGTGGTATGTCAGGTTCAGAACGTGGTGACTTCTTAGAAGAATTAGTGGCTGCTATGTCACCTTCTGAAAGTGTTGAATGGTTGATTGAAGGAAAGTGGAAAGCTACACCTGAAGATCTTAAGGCTGCTGTAGACCATAAAGTACTAGAGATATATAATCTAGATACTGAGTCTTTAGCAGAAGCAATGAATGTACTTAAGTCTAAAGTTACTTTAGGTCAAGAGTTCCTAGGTGACGAAGAGTTTATTACATACTCTCTGGCATTCAGAGAAGTCTTTAATAACCTCTACGATCCACAGAAGATCAGAGCTTCAGCACTCGCTACACAACAAGCAGCAGATAACGTAACAGACGCATCTAGAGCTGCACAAGTTTTAGATGGTGTACTAGATAGTCGTCGTCAACAAGAACTACTAATTGATAACCTTGCAGTTGTTGCTAAGGAGACACGAGCTAATAGGTATCTTTGGGGTTACCAAGGTCAACTCTTAGATATGGTTAAGGATCCTAGTCCTAACGTTACTCAGAAACTAGTAGATCTTTTAGAGAAGTTTGAAGATGACTATGCTAAAATACATACTCAAACTGACGAACTGACTAATACACTAAAACAGATTAACAGTGAAAACCCTGAACTACTTAAACCATTTGTAAAGGCATTCGATATTACAGATGGTAATGTAGATGACATCATTAAGTTGAATAGGTGGGCTGAAAAGAACGTTAGTTGGACTAAGTTATTTGTAGACATGGATCCAAGTACACCTAGTCTATTTGCACAAGGTTTACATGGTATACGTTATAACAGTCTACTTAATGGTTTAGCACCTATCCGTGCCTTTGCTGGTAACTCAGCTATGACTATAGGTAAACCTATTTCAATGTTGGCTGGTTCCGCATTTGAAGGTGTAGGTGAACTTGCACGTACAGGTAGTGTCACTAGTAGTGCTGCTACAATCAAAAGAGCACTGTATACCTATGGTGGTGTCGTTGAGAACTTCCAACGTGCTATGCAACACATGGCTAAAGAATGGGATTATGCAGTAAAGAATCCAGAGAAGACATTGATTAGAGGTAGAGCAGATGTTAAGTTTGCACAAACTGATAACTTTGAAGCACTGGAAAGTATGGCAGATATATGGGAAGCTGAAGGTAGATATGGTAACCTCTTCTTCCTTAAGATGGCTCAAGCTGCTTCTTGGTACAACAACCTACCTATAAACAGGTGGGGTATCAATGCACTACATGCTATTGACGGGTTTACGAACTCCATGATGGCTAGTGGTATGGCACGAGCTAAAGCTTATGATGAACTATTAGGTAAGACTAATGGTGTTATTAATCCTATAGACTTTGATGATCTTCAAAGACATCTATACAGTCAATCATTTGATGAAACTGGACTACTAACAGATACAGCAGCTAAACATGCTGCAAGTGAGATTTCTTTAAACTTAGATCAACCTATCGTTAAGAAGATAGATGATCTGATTAAACATGTACCAGCACTTAAACCACTGTTTATGTTCCCTAGAACAGGTATTAACGGCTTAGCTATGGCATGGTCGTATAATCCAATGAGTGGCTTAGGTATGGCTATGGGTAAAGCACGTAAAGTGTTTAACGCTAAACACCCATTAGAAATAGAAGAAGCGCTTAAACTACACGGTATCAATGAAGTCAGTGAAGAAGCATTCATGGCACTTAAGAATGAGTACCGTGGTCGTCAAGTGATGGGTGGTGCTGTTGTAATGGGTGCAGGTTTGATGGCATTCAACGGTAACCTAACAGGTAATGGTCCCCACGATTACCATGAAAAACAAGATATGTTAAGAATGGGGTGGAAACCTAATAGTATTAGACTTGGAGGAAAGTGGTACAGTTATAGAGGTTTAGAACCTTACCAACAAATTCTTTCATTAACAGCAGATACTATTTACTATTCTACTAGAGTAGACGAAGCAGCTACTGAAGATATACTTAACAAGCTCAGGTATGCTATCACAATGAATGTTACTAATCAAACATTCCTTAGTGGTTTAAGACCTCTTGTTGGTTTAATTAACGGAGACCCCACTACTACTCAACGGTTCATTGCTGGTTGGACAGACCCACTAGTACCTTTCTATTGGTCAGGCGCACGTAATGTACTTAATAATGTAGTTACACCACAACTTAAAGATGTGGATAATGACTTCCGTGAATATATTAAAAACAACAGTAGATTCTTCTTTAGAGGTAATGAAGAGTTAAAGGATCAACTAGATGTATATACTGGTGAACCTATAAACTATCATGACCCTTGGACATCTACAGTTAATGCATTCTTACCTTACTTTAAATCTAACGGTGGTATGGAACCATGGAGAGAATGGTTACTTGCTAGTGGATGGAATAACTTGAATAAGTATCGTATGAATAAATATACGAAAGCACCGTTAACTGCAAGTGATAGGTTCTTTATAAACAACTATGTAGCACAGTATGGTGGCCTTAAAGAACAGATAGAACGTATAATGGAGATGGATAGAAAAGGTAAGTTTACACAGAAATATGTAGATGCACGTGGTCAAATGAGTCAAAAGGAGTATCCAATTAGTAGTTCATTCATACACCAAGAGTTAGATAGAGTACACGATATTGCCTTTAAGAATGCTTGGTTAGCACTTGAACAGGATAACAGGTATTACAGACCTACAGGATTGCTAGAGAAATACAAGAAAAAACAAATAGAGTCTGGCAACCTTGAGGCTGCTAGTCAAACACAAAATCAAATACAAGAACTTTTAAAACTTAGTAAATAGAAATCATGGCAGCCTCCTATACGGATTATACGAGTTCCACCAGTAAAATTAAAGATTTCACCTTCCCATATATTAAACAGTCAGACATTAAAGTACGTAAAACTACTTCAGCAGGTGTTGTAACTGAACTAGTTGAAGGTACAGCCACAGGTGCAAGTCCAGGTCAATACACTTGGACTAATGCCACCAGACTTACATTAAATGATGCTCCTGTATCCGCAGATACTATTCGTGTCTACAGGGATACAGCCAGTGACGCACTAGTTGGAACCTTCTACCCAGGTTCCGCTATTCGTTCTTCAGACTTAAATGATAACTTCACTCAAAACTTATATGTAACACAGGAAGCAGAAGATAGTGTAGATACAGCAAATACTAGTGCTACAGCCGCTAATACTACCGCTGATGCTGCTAAAGCTACGGCAGATGATGCTGCAGATGATGTTAAGAGGTGGATTAAAGATGGTGACGGTACAGATACAGCAGGTAATGAAGATGATGCTGACTTTACTGCAAGACCACTTAAACCTCAAGGTATTCCTTATGCAGTAGCACAAGTTGCGACTGCTAACACTACAGCAGGTAATGCTGTTACTACAGCTAATGGAGCAGTAACAACTGCTAATGGAGCGGTAACAACTGCTAACGGTGCTGTAACGACTGCTAATGCAGCTGTGGTAACTGCTAACTCAGCTTCTTCTGCTGTGTCTAGTGTACTACCTTATACTATTATTGCAGGAGCAGCAGAACTACAAGCATTGTTTGGTGGTTCTGATTCACCAACAGCAGATGATATCTTTGAAATAACAGAGACTGATGACTTACCAGTTAAGATACTTTCAGCTGCTTGGGCAGGCGGTACAGCTTATAAAATAAATGATCAGAGAACTAATGATAGTGGTAAACTATATTTATGTACAGTAGCAGGTACATCTGCAGGATCAGGTGGACCTACTGGTACAGGTAGTTCTATTACAGACAATACTATAACTTGGAAGTATATTGCAGCGGCTAACGGTATTTGGACCATCTCTGGTACTCCTAGCCCGATGCCTACTTTCAGTACAGGTATTACTGTTAAACTTAAGTATACTAGTGGTGATGCTTCAGCTAGTGCTTGGACTTGGCAGAGTTATCATGCTAACAACCCTGAAACAAGGTATGCACCAACAGACAGTCCTACATTAACTAGTCCTACATTTATTACTTCTGTAGATATTGATGGGGCAACACAGATTGACGCAACGGTAACAGTTGGTGTTGATGACACTGGTTATGACGTTAAATTCTTTGGAGATACTGCTAGTGCTTACATGTTGTGGGACACTTCAGCAGATGATTTAATTTTAGCAGGTGCTGCTGGATTAGTCGTACCTGATGGACAATTGACATTAGGTGCAACAGCAGTGACATCTACTGCAGCTGAATTAAATCTTGTAGACGGTATAACTGCAGGAACAGTAAGCGCTAGTAAAGCAGTTATTGTAGATGCTAGTAAAGATCTCACAGGTTTAAATGATGTTACTATTGCTGGTAATCTAACTGTTAACGGTACTACAACTACTATTGATACAACTAACTTAACAGTTGAAGATCCACTAATCTCACTAGCTAAGAATAACAATAGTTCAAACACTGTAGATATTGGTTTCTATGGCCTATATGATGCTACTGGATCTCAAGATGTCTATACTGGACTGTTTAGAGATGCTAACGATAGTGGTAAGTGGAAACTGTTTGAATTAAATCAAGCAGCACCAACTACAACAGTAGACGTCTCTGGTACAGGTTATGCTGCGGCTACACTTGTTGTAGGTACGCTAGAGGATAGTAAAGGTGATGTAAGGAAGATACCTGAAAACGCTAAAACTACTAGTTACACATTAGTCGTTGGTGATGCTGGTAAGCATATTAAATTTACTCCAGGAGACGCTAGTCAGACATTAACAGTACCTGATTCTGTATTTGCCTCTGGAGACGCTATAACTATCGTAAATAACAGTGGTAATAATTTAGCCATTGCTAAGGGTACAAACATGTACTATGCAGCTGATGCTACTAATACTAATAGAACTTTGGCTGGAAGAGGTGTAGCTACTTTACTGTTTACAGCTGCTGATACCTGCTACATCACTGGAGCGGGGTTAAGCTAATGTCAATGATGCAAATGCTCTTAGGAGCCGGTGCTAAGCCCGTTGTGAATATTTTAACAATAGATAGCCAAGTTAGTGGTACTTCAACCGAACTTGGTGGTCTGCAATTCTTCTATACTAACAATACTACAACGAATACCACTGAAAATAAAATCTTATTTACCGCAGATCCTGGCACGTTTTACGTTGCTATGATTGGAGCTTCAGGTAGTCCTGGGCCTTACTCAAGTGCCACAGCAGGTAATAGTTATGGAGGTAATGGCGGTATTGGAATTGCTAAAATTACTGTATCTAGTCAGGCACAGTTTACTTTAACAGTCGGTGGTGCTGGACCATATCATGCTACACAGAACAACCACATTAGAGCACTGGTAGGTGGAGGACTGGCCAACCTAAGCCCCTCCGGCAATGGGCTCTATGGCAACTATGCAGGCTCATCTGGCGGAGGTGGTTTAGTTGCGCTACTGGATGGTAATCAGTATTCTGTAAACCCAACCTACGCCAATACTTATCCCCACACCGATATAATCGTATGTGTTGGATCTGGTGGTGCTGGTAGTGGTGGTGATGGTGTTACTCGTGTCATACATAGTCAGGGTGGAGGTTTCAATCAAGAAGGAAAGCCTCAATCTGGAGATAGTCCTGGAACATCCAGAGGTTATGGAGGAACTTTAACTGCTGGTGGTGCTGCAGGTTCGTATTCTGGTTTAACAAATTCTAGCTATCCAAATACTGCCGGAGCTGCTGCCCTTGGCGGCAGCGGTGCCCGAGGCTCATTATATGACAACGGCGGTGGTGGAGGTTCTGGCTGGTATGGCGGCGGCGGTGGTTCTGGTGGAGGTGGATACTCTGGCGGTACTGGCGGCGGCGGTTCAGGTAAGGTGAATAGTAGTTTCACCAATGCTGCAATTGCAAACGACGGTTCAGGTACTAATTACACTGCTAGTGGAAATGTTAATACGTATAGTCCAAACAGTCAGCTACAAACATGGATTCAAACAGTCTCAGGTGAATCATTTACAATCCCTTCTGCAAACTATGGAGTAAGTTCTACCTCGACTGGTTACAGTGGTTGGGCATGTATTTGGACAGCACAGGATTAAGTCATAATGACCGAACCTCCTATCTTCCCTTCCATCAATCTTCCTGGTCAGGTTATACCTGAACCACCAATGCTTCCTGAGCCTATCCTAGCTGTCCCTACAGCGGACGTTCCATCCTATCAACCTATGATTACTCCTCCAGAGTTTTTAAGCCCCCCTGTAGGCGTTCCTAGAGAGGGGGAAGAAGAAGTAAAGGAAGAGCCAGAGGAACAAAAGGAGAACCCAATACCGGAAGTACGGAAGATAAACATCCCTTGGACAGAAGTAGAGATACCAGTTCCAAGGGAAGAAATTGTAGCGACTGCGGCAACTACTGCTGCAGTCTCTGTAGTAGCGACTCTTACTGCTACTTCAATGTTTAATTATTTAGTTAAGATATTAAAACCTGTATTTATGCAGGTAGTAAAACGTATTCAGAAGAAACTTGGAAAAGACGGAACCCCAACCGAAGGGATTACTGAACAAAATTAAACACGCTGTTGACGATAGAGACGAACAGCTAGCCCTTATCGGCGTAATGGTAAGATTAGTTGTATTAGCTTGGAGTGGAGCAATCCTTACTCTGGCTTATATTCAACTCCCAGCTTATTTAGCTATTCCTGAACAGAAGTTTGACCCAACCTTCATTGCTAGTATCTTTACTTCAGTGATTGGATCTTTTGGATTGAACATCAATAAGAAGGATAAGAATACCATGACTAAAGCAGACATGGAACAAATGATAGCTAAAGCAAATTCATCCCAAGGCTACCAGACAATCAGAGTAGTCACCCCGCTACAGATTAATGGAGCCGAAGTTGTCGAACCTACAAATGCAAACGAATGAACAAATGGCTTTTACTCCTACTGTTGTTTCCGACAGCAGTAAGAGCAAATCAAATAACACCACAGTTCACCCAAGGATCAATGCAAGCAACCACGATTACGACACAAGTAGTAACCGAGGTCATAGACCAAGAAGTATTTGGAGGTACTTACAACAGTTGGTCAGGAACCAACGTAGTACCCAGTGGGAACATCGTAGACCCACAGACAACATTCACAGTTCATACAGCGGGAGAACAGTTTCAGATAGAGACTGTAGTCAGACCAGCAGGAGTAGTAGAACAGATCGACATCGATCGAAGTATTACAACAAACTCCACTACTACCTCGCTTTCAGTCTTCTCGCAGTAAACCCTGTAATGGCTGATGATGTGTATAACACAGCAGCCCCTGAGAGTAACGCTACTGGTAACGTAACTAACCAGGCAGTACAGTTTCAGAATAATGGTGCCCCTTCAAGGCAGCACTACGGCGGTGGGATCATATGTAATGGTCCTACTATGACTTTATCCCCATTTTATATGGGTAACGATACGATACCATTTGACAATGAAAGTTACGTAACAAGTAATAACTGGGGTGCTCAGATTAGCTTTATGGTCCCTTTAGATTGGGGTACTGTGAATAGATGTAAGTCTATAGCTAAACGTAGAGAGCAGAAACAGATGCTTGATTATGAACTTGTAAGGGCACTTAAATGTGCAGAACTACAACAGAAAGGGTTTACTTTTAGACCTGGATCTAGAGTAGAGCATATGTGTAATGATATCGTACCTATAGCTTTATTAACCAAATCAACCACTGAATAAATGGAACTATTATTTCTATCCGAGCCCGCATTTTGGGTGATCGTAGCCTTAGCATCAGAACTGATTGCTTTGTCTCCACTAAAGGAGAATAGCGTCATCCAAAGTGTACAAACTCTACTCAACAAACTAAAGCCGAGCGACGAGCCGGAACGTAATGACTAAGAAAGCTTCAGAGGAAACATTTAACGAATTACACAATCTAGTCACAGAAGAATTTCTTAAAAGGGTCAAGAGTGGTGAAGCTACGGCTCACGAACTTAAAGCCGCTTGTGATTGGCTAGTAAAGAATGATATTAGTGGAGTCGCTTACGAGGGAAATCCATTACACAAACTGGCATCAGTAATGCCAAAAGTCGACCCGGAACTAGTACAAAAACGTCTCTATGGAGTTAAAAGATAATGGCAGCCGCAGCAGCCGGAGCTTGGAATTTTCTCGACATTTTGAAAATAGCCGCACCAGTAATAGCAGACTTGGGTAATAAGACTGGTAATAAGGCACTTAAAATAATAGGTGGCTTAGCAACAATAGGTGGTTCTTTTGCTAATCAAGGTAGTGGTGGACAGAAAACTGACACTAAAGAAATTAAACCTGGTCATCCAGATCACCCATGGAATGAATATATACCTAAAGGAAAGAAACCACAACCAAAACCAAAACGTGAACATAGGGATCCTGGGCAAAAACCTTGGGAAACACGACGTAAAAATATCGCTAATAGTTATAATCCAAAAAACCAACAAATGCCTTCGGCTTCAATGATGACAATAAACCCTAAAGAGTCATCACTATCTTCAGCACTAACTATAGATAAGGAAAAGGAATTTGGACTTTATTTAACATGACAGCACGATACGCAAACGGAAACCGTAAGGCTCAACAGAAAGCCTACAATAAGACGAAAAAGGGTCTTAAACTACGGGTTAGGGCCAATAAACTACGTCGTAAACTAAAATTAAAGAAAGGAGACCCACGTGATGCTGCTCATTATAAAGGCAGTACCTCTAAGGGTCGTCCCCAAAGCCGTGCTAAGAACAGGGCTAGTAGACTTAAGATTAGGAAGTAATTATGGCATGGGGAGGAAAAGACGGTCAACTAGGCCAACTACGACAACAAGAATCGGAAACTACTAGACCAATTGGATCAGAGGCTGTACTTAATGGTGAACCAGTTAAATGGGCTGGTCCTGATTTAGCTTGGCAATCTGAACCTACTTTTAATAAGCTACAAACAGAAGGATATGGTGGTGACCAGGATTATATGCTGAGTGGAGGATGGCAGTCACGTCGTGCTCAACTTGGCATAAATAAAGTATTAGAAGCCGCTTCACCAGTAATAGAACCTGTTATGTCAGCAGCACAGAGTACATATAACCTTATACCAGAAAGATCGGCAACAAAAGAGTTAATTGAAGGTGGAGCTAGAAATCTAGGCTGGGGTTTAGGTAAAATAGGAGAAGGTCAATCTTGGTTATCTAGAAAAGCAGGTGTACATCCATTTATCGGTAATACAGCTATGGAAAGTATTGCTGAGTTAGCGACACCAATGATACCTCTAACAGGTATAATGGGAGCCTTGGGACTTGGTGATAATCTAGGTGATGTTGCTAGTGCTCTTAATAAAGCTAAGAAAGTAGGAAGTGTAGCATTTAAAACCTCAGATGAATGGTATAGTGCTGCTAAAAAACTACATGCTGAAGGTACGCCTGTAGATGCTATAAGAAAACAGATAGGTATATTTGAAGATGCTGAAGCCGGTAGAAGATGGACTATACATAATCATCATAGACAAGGTATTACTAGAATTGATCTTAATAAACGTAAATCAAGAGGAGATAGACGTCTTAAGGCAGAAGCTGAACAGACTGGTGACTTTTTTAATGCTTTTAAGGCCGGTACCTTAAAGGCTCCTGGTAAAAAAGTACATCATATGAGACCTCAGAGAGTTATAGACTTAATCCTTACTGGTACAGAAGGTACTAACAGAGAGATATTATTATCATTAGCCCATGATGTATTTGGTGGTATAGGTTCAACTATACAAAACCTACAACAATTATCCGGTCCAATACATGACCAAGTACATGCTAAACTATTAAAAACAGGTTGGGATCCGAGAGTAATGGATCCAAAACGATTCAGTGCTATGAGCATGAATGAACGTGTTGATGCCTTCTATGACTTACGTGAAGAAGTACAGAAAATAAACAGCTGGCTAATAAAAGAACAGGCTGTAGAAGCACACAAAGCTATTAAAATACAATGACAATCTCAACCCAAGCAATGACAGCAGCCGGGGAGAACTTCAGTTTCTCTCGTAAGGCTGC